CCACCTGTTTCTTTCAAATCTTTCAATAGCTTGTTGATTATAAGTCTTTGCATTCTTAGCGTTTGGAGTCTTGTTATCTCCATATCTATCACGATAATAGACTATTACCTTTTTCCCATGAAACTGATAATAATCACAAACATTATCAACCAATTCATCAATCATTACTCCAGTAGATTCATCGGGTTTAGTGTAGAACTCATTAATAATACAGTCCACTGGTTCAATGATTTTGGTAACGAAATTATAATTCCTTTCCTGAGCAATGGAAAATAATGCAATCTTGGATCCCCAGTCTGGAGTAATTTCAATGGGCTTATTGGGATCACAATCCATATCAAATCTACTGTCAGGTGTGGCCAGCTGATCCATGTTCCACTTATTGTTCTCAGCATAGTCCCTCAGGAATATATCATTGCTCGCATCATAATATAAATGCTTTTGAGTATCGAGCTGATAATAACAATCCTCTACCTTGTCAATGATCCAGTTAAGCATTTCCACCATGAATATGAGTAATGATTGTTTTTTATACTCTCTGGCTATATAACTGAATCCAACATTCTGAATATTATCAAAAGCATTTGCAAGCGTGAACAAGATCCCTTCTTTGGATACAAATGGAGTAATTTGTTTTTTTAGCCTGACAGTCTCATTCCAAATATTCTTGAACAGGATAATATCACCTATTTTGTGAGCTTCAAGCAATTGTAATTGCAGATTAACAATCCTGTTCCAAACATCGAACAATCTGATCCCTGCTTCTTCTTCATAATAATTCCCAAAATCCAGCAACCATTTTTGTTCCTGGGAATAAGGCATAGAAGATACATACCTGAATCCATGATGTTGAGCAATTGGATTTTTTGACTTTTTACCAAAATATTCTTCATTCCCTCTATTAGCGGGAGATACTTCCTGGTCATACCTTTCTTTTCTAATAGTCAAAGCTTCGTCAACAATTTCACGATCAAGATTAGGCCCCCTGGAAGTACCTTTCCCTTCCTGACTCTGAAGCATGAATACAGTCCCATTACTAAATGAAATCGCATGATCAAACTTCGAAATTTTCTCATATGGAGTTATCCATCCTTTTTTTGGCTTTTCACAAATGACATAATCCTTATCCTTCTCAAATCCGATTGTTTCAAGAAATTTAAGCGATGAAGGCAAGGTTCTGGTCATTATCTGGCCATACGTGCATCCGGTAATAGCCACAACTGAGCGAGGCATATTCCGTATGGTTTTATTCATCTCCCAGCCTATAATATACGATTTCCCGGTACCGCGACCGTGAACATCTACCTCGCTCTTTGCATTATTCAGTACAGAAATGAGCTGCGGATTATTCAGGTTGACAATCTCAGTGATCATGAATTCATTATTTCCTCCGCTTCAACGTCCGAAATTTCCTCACCTCCAAAAAGCGCCTTATTCAATTCGTTCAGCGTTTCGGCTGGAAGCTTTTTCAGATGATTAAGATCCACCTGAACCGCTTCATTGTTTACATTAATCACAAAGTAGAACTGATGCTTTTCATTACGGTTGGGATCCGCCAGCTCATCAGGTCGCTTCCCGATGGCTTTGATTAAATTGGCATGCTCCATGGCAATCACCCGGCGGTCCTGGTGTGTATCGCCTTTACGGGCATTCTCAATATTGGTTATGATATCGTTGATCAGCCATGACTGATAAAAATCAAAATCAAAAGTGTGGAAGGTATTAAACAGCTTAATCGCCAATCTCAGATCTTCATATGCCTGGCTCCTCCCGATTTCCGGATATTTGGCCCGATGGATTGCCACCGCATTCTTCTGAAGCGGGTTTTTATCCAATACATGCGATATGGAAATTATCCGATCCAGCATTTCCTGATGCTCAGGCGTCAATGGCGAATGTTCCGGATCCAGAACATGAGCCTTGATCAGGGTGTATTTGTTGTCTGTAAGTGCTTTCCTCATTTTGAATCTTTATAAAATTGTATCATCAGGCCCTGGGCCGGACTGCTTCCGTTTATCGCGGCCATCTTGATGGCCTGCCTTAATTCAGACTCTGTTCTTAATCTTCCCCTCCTGAAGGGAATATATACTGGTGGAGATTTAATTTCAATCATTGCTTTGAAGGTTTCTGAATCTTCTTCTGACAAACCAAGATTGTCGGCAATATCCTCCGGACTGAAAAACAGTCCTGCCATCTCCTCAATATTTTTAAGCTGTTCCTCGTTGAAATGCATCTTCCAGAATTTGATAATCAAAATCAAATAATTTAGAATCAGTGAAAATAACACCTCTTTCTATCTTTGGATTATCGGTAGCATTCTGACTGGTCACCACGGTAATTTTCCAATCATCATTCCAAACCAGCGCTACTTTGGCATGAATGGAAATACACCGGTAGTCAAAACTGGTGGATAACATCTGAAATGGCTTTGGACTCATGCTCTTAACCCGGTTATCAATGATCACCCGGAAGCTCAGTATTTCCTTTTTTTCCAACCTTTTCTGAATCTGCTCGATGCTTTTCTGTGAAAAAGAATAACTGGTCATGAACATATGGGCCGGACCAGTTTGTTTCAAAATATACATCAGTAATCTAACCAGGTTATAATTACCATAACTATAAAAATGAATTGTAGTTTCTTTCTCAATTTTTCCGATAGCCTCGGTTAATGAACGTTCCATGTCTGATATGGTTTTCAACTTACGGTAATTCTCCGTTATGATGCTGTTTTTTGCACACAATTCAGACGGTGGCTGAATAGTTGTACTTGTCGTTGATCCTATTTTCGAGAAGTCAAAGATCATTGCACCTCCACCAGTTTATATTCAATTTCCTCAATCCTTTTCAGCTTTACAGTGATCCGCTTTTCGATCTCCATCCGTTTCGGCCCTGCAGGCATTGGGTTCTTGTTTTCTCCTTTGGTGATCTGCTGATAATCCAGCAAATTCCGGTCTTTAACCATCGACACCTGGATATTCTTTTTCAATGCTTTCAGTGCCTCCACATCCGAAGGCAGCGGATCGGCATGAACTTCCTTCTCTTTCGGCCAAATTTTATCAGCATCCGGAATCTCCCGCCGGTCTTTATAGGCCTCCCTGGCAAAGTGCAAAACGTCCATCCGGGCCGAAAGCTTTTTTGTTTCCTGAAGCAATGCCGCACGGCGCTGACAAGCTTCATTCCCGTTTCCCTCAATGCCACTCATTTCAAAATGCAGTTCCCCGCGTCGACGGTAACATTCGGCATACTCATTTATCACCCTGCGTACTTCATAGGGGTATTCCTCTTTACCTTCAGGCTCCGGCTCAGGAAGCTTTGTCCGGTCAACACTTTTAGGCGCAGCAACTGTCACCCCCGTGACTGCCGTTTTTATCCTCGGAAGCTTCTGCCAGTCCAGCCCAACATCTTTGGTGAGCTCATATTTTAACTTTTCATGGTAGCGAGCTTCCCGCCCAGGCATTGTGCTTTTTAACACCTTATTCCGGCCATATACCATGTACAGGGAAATTCCGGTTTCGAAATCGGCACCGCTATTCCACCATTCCTCTACTTTTTCCTTTGGTGTCTTCATAAATCTCCCAGTCTTAATTTCAGTTTATATTCAAGCTTTTCCTGAAGTTGCTGTGATTTCCCATTTCTGAACAGCTTGGTCAGGTTGGTATCCCGGTACATCATCGTGAAAATTTCAACTCCTTTCTGATAATCCCGGTCACCCTTCAGCCATTGCGCAATGTTGATCAGCACATCCACAATCTCAGTACATTCATACTGACTCCGCTCGGGAAACCGCTCAAACATCCACATTTCCAGCGAAGGATTGATCCCATTGTCGTTATACCCGACAAACACGCAGTCGCTCAGATAGCTGTTCAGCTCCTTAAGCTTATAATTCTTATAGACTGTCTTTTTGTAGTGCCCAATGTGTCTGACCGGAAGCTGGCAGTAATTCCCATACAAACTTCGGAAGGTAAGTCCGATGTCGTGCGCATAATCAAACTGATCCATGCATCGAGGGAACAGCTTTTTGTTCATAAGCATCGGCGCATGGTAATCATACTGAAGTGTGGGATATCCTTTGTCGCGCAGCGTTTCAAACGTTCGTTTAAGACGGTGCCGGTACGATTCTCCCGACCAGTATTCTTTTGGCCGGTCTTTCATATTTCCTTTATGCATCCATGGAATCTCTGACGCCACAACAGGTTTATTGATGATGAAATCATCATTCATGAACAGAAAATCTTCTGACAATTCTTCCTCACGACAGGCCCTGAGTATCTTCCTGGCCATATTCCCGTCGGCATTCTGACGGCCCAATTCATCGGGGTACTGAATATGACGGATGGATTCACTCAGAAATCCAGGATTTTCTCCAATGATCCATATTTTCCCAACACCGGAAAGGTTCCTGGCTACACTTCGCAAACTGAACCTGATTTCATTGTTTTTCCATATGCTCCCGGTTCCCAAAACATATACCACATCTATGGGGCCCTCGCATACCTGAACCGGTATAGGGTCAAATTTTATGGTTTCTGACCTTTGAACTGGAATAGGAGCATCACGTAAAGATGGTTTTAGTCTGTGTTTTTCCTTGAATTTATCAATGGCTGCCACTTCCATCCCTTTGATGTTCTCTTCTCCGTATATCTTCTTGAATGTAGTGCGGTGGTGGTGTGGAATCACCAGATCCTGAACCAGTGCCATCACATACCCGGCATTCAGCACCCGGAGGCAATAATCATCATCATCACCAAAGCCCACCCCGAACCGTTCATCCAACATGCCGACCTTTGTGAAAACTTCCCGTTTGAACATGGTACAGAAGAAAGCGATCATCCCGTTGGTGCGGATGGCATATCCCTTCTTCCCTTTCGGATAACGCCCCTGCCAGCTGTTGGGCGTGGTGGTCAGCGGACCCGAAAGCATAATGTTCC